CTCCGTAAGAAAGTATACGGACACTTCCAACCCCCACATTTGCGTGAAATCGCTCAACGAAATGTAAACTTGGGTTATTACGATCCAAGTTTCTTCAGCGTATACTCCCCTGAAGAAATTGACCAGCTAAACAATTACATTAAACATGATCGTGACGAAAGCATCGCATATGTGGGCATGGAACAATTCCGTGGCAAGTATCTAACACAAAACCGTGTTACTGGTGAAATTTTCGAAACACCACAAGTAGCATACATGATGATTGCTGCAACGCTGTTTCAGAATTACCCAGTAGCCACACGTATGCGTTATGTAAAGGACTTTTACGATGCTTCTAGCAATTTCGATATTAGTTTACCTACTCCTATTATGGCCGGAGTTCGCAGCCCTCAGCGTCAGTTTAGTAGTTGCGTTCTTATCGAGACTGGCGATAGTCTTGATAGTATTAATGCTACTAGCAGTAGTATTGTAAAATATGTAAGTCAGAAGGCAGGCATCGGCATCGGCGCCGGCAGTATTCGTGCCATTGGTAGCCCTGTACGTAATGGTGATACAAGCCACACTGGCGTTATTCCTTTCTATAAAATGTTCCAGAGTGCTGTTAAATCATGTAGCCAGGGCGGCGTCCGTGGTGGCGCAGCTACGCTACACTATCCTATCTGGCATTTGGAAGTTGAAGACCTACTAGTATTGAAAAACAACAAAGGCACCGAAGACAATCGTGTACGACATTTAGACTACAGTGTACAGTTTAACAAGCTAATGTACGAGCGTTTGCTAAGTAGCGGCAATATTACCCTATTCAGCCCAAGCGATGTTCCAGGGTTGTATGACGCATTCTTTAATGATCAAGACCGTTTCCGTGAACTATATGAGACGGCAGAGCGCAATACTCGTCTACGTAAGAAGAGTGTTCCTGCTATTGATCTATTCAGTGGGTTTATAGAGGAACGCAAAAACACAGGTCGCATCTATTTGCAGAACGTAGATCATGCCAATAGTCATGGTGCGTTTATTGAAGCAGTTGCTCCAATTCACCAGTCAAATCTTTGCCAAGAGATTGACCTACCAACAAAGCCATTGAATGACTTCAACGACCCAGAAGGTGAGATCAGCCTTTGCACACTAGCAGCAATTAACTGGGGTAATATGCGAACACCTGCTGAATTTGAAAAGGCTTGTGATTTAGCAGTACGTGCGCTAGACGAACTACTTGACTATCAGAACTACCCAGTTCTAGCAGCACAGTTGTCAACAATGAAGCGCCGTCCACTTGGCGTTGGTATTATTAACTTCGCTTATTGGCTAGCTAAAAATGACCTAACATATCAGCACATTACCCCTGAAGGCCTGGCATTGATTGACGAATGGGCAGAAGCATGGAGTTACTACCTAATCAAAGCAAGTGCAAACTTGGCAGTTGAAAAAGGCAATATTGAAGGCGTGCGCGAAACAAAGTATGGTCTAGGATTAACACCAAACCAGACATACAAGCGTGAGGTAGATGAACTAACACCACACGTTGAGCGCATGGACTGGGCCGGCTTACGTGAACAGCTAAAAACAACAGGCATTCGCAACAGTACACTAATGGCTCTTATGCCAGCAGAAACAAGTGCGCAGATCAGCAACAGTACAAATGGCATTGAACCGCCACGTGCGTATGTTAGTGTTAAACAGAGTAAGCACGGCGTTCTAAAGCAAGTTGTGCCAGACTACAAGCGTCTTAAAAACAAATATGACTTGCTATGGGATCAGCGTAGCCCAGAAGGTTACTTAAAGATCATGGCAGTCCTACAAAAATACATTGACCAGGGTATTAGCGTAAACACAAGCTACAATCCTGTCTATTATGAAGATGAAAAGATACCAATGAGTACAATGCTACAACATATGCTCATGTTCTACAAATACGGCGGCAAACAGTTGTACTATTTTAATACATATGACGGACAAGGCGAAATTGAATTCAAGGAAGAAGCTCTAGCTGTTACTGAGCTAGGCGACGACGATGCAGCTTGTGATAGTTGCGTAATTTAACATAGAAAAAGGGTAAACACTATGTCAGTACTAAACACTGAAGGCAAGAAACATCATACTGAAGCAATGGCTTTTCTAGATGAAGGGCTAGGTATGCAGCGTTATGATGTTATGAAGTATAAGCAATTTGATAAGCTAACAGAGAAGCAACTAGGCTTCTTCTGGCAACCACAAGAGGTTGATGTTAGTAAAGACAGCAAGGACTTTAAAGACTTAACACGTCATGAGCAGCATATCTTTACCAGTAACCTAAAGCGTCAAATTCTACTAGACAGTGTTCAAGGACGTAGTCCTAACCTAGCACTACTACCTATTGTTACACTTCCAGAAATTGAAACCTGGATTGAAACTTGGGCGTTTAGTGAGACAATCCATAGCCGTAGTTACACTCATATTATTCGCAATATTTACAGCAATCCAAGTATTGTTTTCGATTCACTACTTGATTCAAAAGAGATCGTCGATTGTGCAGGTGACATTAGCAAATACTACGATGATCTTATTGAATACAGTCAGTGGTATCAACTACTTGGTGCCGGCACACATACAGTTAACGGCAAAAAGATTACAATTGATGTGTATGAACTGAAGAAGAAGATTTGGATGTGTTTGAACAGTGTTAACGTACTGGAAGGCATTCGCTTCTATGTAAGTTTTGCGTGTAGTTGGGCTTTTGCAGAACTTAAAAAGATGGAAGGCAATGCTAAAATTATTAAGTTCATTGCACGTGATGAAAACGTACACCTCGCATCAACACAGTATTTGCTATCAAAGGTATTAACAAAGGAAGATCCAGATTTCGCACGTATTGCTGAGGAGTGTGAAGATGAAATCATTCAAATGTTTGTAGACGCTGTTGAGCAAGAAAAACAGTGGGCGCAATACCTGTTTAAAGATGGGTCAATGATTGGTTTGAATACTGAACTACTAAATAATTATATTGAGTGGATTGCGTGTAAACGTATGACTGCTCTTGGACTAAGATGCCCATATACAGTACCACAAGCTAACCCGCTACCCTGGACACAAAAGTGGATTAGTGGCGCTGAAGTACAAGTTGCACCACAAGAGACAGAAATTAGCAGTTATATTATTGGTGGCGTCAAGAAGGACGTCAATACAGAAACATTTAAAGGATTCAGTCTATGATAGAAATTTGGGGGAAGCCTGCTTGCCCATATTGTGAAGCAGCAAAGCGTTTATGTGAAAGCAGAAACTTAAAATACGTTTATAAACAACTTGATGTTGATTTTACTCGTGACGAAGTATTAGAAACTTTTCCAGGCGCACGAACTTTCCCACAGATTATCGTAAGCGGAACAAAGATTGGTGGTTATGATAAACTAGGCACCTACTTAGAAGAAACAAATTACACAGGAACAGGATGGACTCTATGATTATTCAAGCACCCTACAAAGTAGGCGATGTAGTAAGTATTAAAGTATCCAGCGGCGAAGAGATGATCGCACGTTTGGAAGAAGAAAACGATAATTATATTATTGCACGTAAGCCACTTATGCTAGTGGCTGGACAAAATGGTATGGGATTGGCACCATTTATGTTTACAGTTGATGCAGATGCCAAGTTTAAAATTAAAGCAGCCAGTATTATTTGTGTTGTAAAGTCAGCTAAAGAAGCAGCAGACTTGTATACAAAAAATACTTCAGGGTTAACAGTAGTATAATGTCTAAAGGGGTAGCAAGATTGGGAGATACTACCAGCGGCACATGCTACCACCCTAGCCATCTTGTGCCTATTTCTGTAACAGGGACTATAACCAGTGCTAGCAGCACATATATTGTAAATGGACGCGGCGCGGCGCGATTGGATGATCAAGTAACTACAAGTTGCGGACATACTGATTATATTAATAGTGCAAGTGGCACCTGTATTGCTGATCCAAAACCTGTAGCAAGACTGGGAGATACTGTTGGCAAGAACGGTATCTATATAGCAACAATAACATCTGCTAGTGGCGATGTTATTGCAGACGGATAAAAAAATCAGAAAAGTAATACTTTTTGCTTGACAAAGCGCACTTTGGTTGTTAGTATGAATACATAAGGAATACTAACAACTAATGGTGAGAACTAATGCGATCTGAACTTTACCCTGATGGGGTACGGCGTATAAACGCTAAAATTGAAATCCCAATGAGTGATGCTGACGTATCACTATATATTTTGAGTGCCATTGTATCTGAAAATAGTACTCTAAACGATATCCAAAGCCTAAATAAACGACAACTGCTTCAACTTGCCAAAGAAGAAATTTGGCGGGACGGAGCAGAAGTGCCAC